ATGAAAAAGAAAAAAGATAAGACAAGAGAGATATGCTGCAAGAAAAAATAAAAAAACAAATGCAATTAATAAAATCTTTGATATGGTTTATATAATTAGTATGCAAGATAATCAAGATAAAATTAAACCTTTAATTAAGTATTTAGATGATAATAAAATAAAATATATTATATCAGACGGTATCGATGCAAAAAAATATTCATATTTTAAATATGTAAATAGATGGAGGTATCAAATAGGAGATTCTGATATTAAATTAACAAAACAGTTATTTGATTACGATATTTATATTAAAAAAAATCCAGATTTATTAAAAGGAAATATTAAAAATAAATCTAGAGCATGGCATCATTGGGTAACTACGGGACAATATGAAAATAGGCCATTATATGAAAAAAGTAATATAAAAAACATATCACAAATTGGATGTCTTTTAGCTCACAATAGAGTAATAATTGATGCGATAAAAAATAATCATAATAATATACTTGTGTTAGAGGATGACATTTATTTCCATAAAGATTTTTTAAATGAATTTCAAAATTATATGAATGCTGTACCAACTAACTGGAACTTGTTATTTTTTGGTGCAACTCAAAAAAAATGGTCTAATATAAAAATAAGTAAAGATAAAAAATGTTATATTCCTGATTCATATACAAACGGTGCCTTTGCCTATGGTATAAATAAAAATCTTTTTGAGACAATAAAAAATACATGTTTTGAATTAGTTGAACCTTATGACAAATGCCTTCATGAACTATTTAATGTGGCTCCAACTTATGTTCTTTATCCTAATATTATTATTTCAAATATCAAAGAAAGTAAAATACATAGATCTAGAGATATAGATAAATATAGCAAAATATTTAAATGGAATTTAAATGATTACAATTTAAATTTATACGAAAGTAAAAATATAGAAGAGTCGTCTTTAGAAATGTTATAACATTAAACCAAGTTATGTTGCTTTAGCAAATTTGGCAAGTTATCAATTGTATTAATAATATTATCTGCATATGATAATTTAATTTTATCATAATTACCACTTAAAACTCCAAAAACTTTTCCACATTTAGCATTTATACCAGAATATATGTCAGACATAGTATCTCCTATCATAACTACACTAGAAGTATTTATATTTAATTCGTTACAAATTTCCCAAATAGGTTCAGGCGATGGCTTTGATAAACAAATATCAGAACCACATCTTAAAGAAGATATATATTTTCTAATATTTAAAATATCAATAGTCTTTTCTGTAACATTTCTATCATCAGATGTACAAATAGCTATTTTAATATTATTTTCTTTTAAGAAATTAAAAACACGAATAATATTACCACACTCAATTATATTTTCTTTTTTTATATTTATATTAGTCCAATATTTATCATATATATTTTTGATTTCTATACTACTTAAGTTGTATCTTTCAACTAAAAAGGTAGCAATTAAATTTTTTATGTCATTATTTGTTCCTTTTGCAATAATACTGTTAAAGTTTAATTTTTGACTTATAACATTGTAACCTAAATATGTTAATAGCTCATTTTTATCTTTAACAACTTCTAATCTATTAACTAATAACTTAATCCATGTTCCAAAAATAGAATTAATTTTTATTAATGTTCCATCTTTATCAAAAATTATTAATTTAATTTTATTACAAGGTCTGGGTAATTTTAAATAAAAGTCATAGAATAAGTTATTTTCAAGAGAGTAAAAGAAATTATATGAAATATTATATTTTTTTATAATTTCAATAATTGACATATAATTAATTATAATGAAATTCGACACATCATTTTCATTATAATTACTATTATTTTTTATATTTTTTACAAAATCATCTAATTTATTTATTTCTTTAGATAAAGAATCTAAAGAACTTATTATATTAGGGCTAATATAATATTTATTCCATTTTAAAATTAAGTTATTTTTATAAATTTCATTCAACTTCATTTATTATTAATTTATAAGTAATAATTTTTAAGTAAAAATTGATTATTTTTAGTATTTAAATAAAAGATTATAAATATAGTTAAATGTCAAATAAATGGATAGAAAAATATTCTCCAAAAAACATTAAAGATATTATTGGTAATAATAATACAATCCTAAAAATAAATTACTTTTTAAAAAACTTTAACAAACATAAAAATAATTCAGTAATTGTTAGTGGTAATCATGGTGTAGGTAAAGGAATGATAATTAAGTTATTACTTGAATCAAATGATTATTACTATAAATGGCTTGGTTATAAAGATGAAAAAAGCAAGGATATACTTGATGATATTCAAAATGGTTTAATAGGTGAAAATATGAGAAAATGCTTTATTAATGATAAGAAAAAATTTGCACTAGTTATTGATGATATTGAAAAAATTACTTTAAAAAGTGAAAAAAAAAGAATATTAGAATTAGTGAAAAATAACAGTTCTCAAAATTTATTTCCTATAATATTTATATCAAATTTACAACACAATAAGTTGCTAACAGATATTTTATCTTATTCAGATGACCATAAAATATATGGACCTACTGAAAAAGATATATTAGATCTTTTAAATAAAATTATTAAAAAGGAAAATATAAAGTTAGAAAATGAAAAATGTAAATCATATATAATAAAATTTTCTCAAAATGATATTCGAAGATTAGTATCAATTTTATACGATATAAAAAATAGTTTTGATAATAGAGAAATATTAAAAACTGACATTAAGAGTTATTTAAAAACAAGTATGAAAAAGAATAAAGATATCAGTTTATTTGATGCAACTAAAATACTTGTAGATGATTATAAAGATATAAATAACTGTGTAAGTTTATATAAAGTAGATAAAGTATTAGTTCCTTTAACAATTCATGAAAATTTTTATAAAAGTTTAATTGGAAGATATCATGATAACGATAAAATATTAAATACAATGAAACATGTAACAGATTCAATTTCAAAAGGAGATGTTATTGAAACTAATATTTATACTGATCAAAATTGGTTTTTACATGATATACATGGTTTCTTTACTTGTGCAAAAACTTCTTACAATATTAATAAACATAGACCTAAATATGCAAAAGATGCAATTCCATACTATAACTTAAGTTTTAGTTCAGATCTAAATCAAACATCATTAAAAAATATAAATAAAAAACAAATTACAAATTTACAAGCTTTCTTTCCAGATAAATCATTCAAAGATATAATTGGTCTGAATAAAATAATGTATAATCTTGTTAAGGAAGAAAGAATAGAAGAAATATATAATATAATGAAAATTTATGATAAAAATATTAAAACAGTAGAAACATTTATAAAAATAGATAAAAGTTTACCTAAAATAGCAGTTTCACAAAAAAATAAAAAGAAATTTAATGCATTTGTGAAGGCAAATCATTAATATTATTATTAATTATTTTTAATAATGACTTTATTATAACATTTTTTTCATATATTCGAAATCTTTCTGTTAATATATTTAAATTATCTTCTTTATATAAAGGAACTGTTGTATATTCAAGAACTTCACCTCTATCAAGTTCTCTGTAATATAATGTATCATTAGTCCTGTATGAGTAATTTTGTTATTAATAAAGTCATTATGTGCCTTTTCTATACAATTTAAACCTATATAACTGTTAGGAAGTGCAGGATGTATGTTTATTATATGCTGATAGCTTTTAATAAAATTGTTATTAAATATATGTTTCCATCCTGTTAATAGTAAAATATTTGGTTTGAGATATTGTATTTCTTTAGTAATTTTCATTTCATAATCATCTCTAGATTCATTACTTTTATCCCAATTGATAAAATGCAGTGGTATGTTATAATTTTCTTTTATATAATAATATGTATCTATTTTATTAGTTACACATCCTATAACTTCACATGATAAAATGTTATTTGCATCATTAATAGTATTAATATGATACCTTCTATCGGTCATAAATATAACAATTTTTTTTACCATATTATTTGTTTTTTTCAAATTCATATAATGGGTTAAATAGAGTTTTATTTTTAAATTTCTTTTTATAAAAAAATTTAAAAACTAATTTCATAAATTAATATCATAAATTAATATCCTTCTCCATATTCATCGCCACTATTGATATAGTCATCATATTCGTCAAATGAATCATAATTATCTTCCTCTGAAATTTCTGAATTAACAACAGTTTTCTTTGCTGGAGACATTTTTTTTACGACTTTCTTTTCTGGCTTCTTATAAATTTCTTCTGATTTATTACTCCAAATAGAATTTACTTTAACAGGATCTGATTTACTTAGAATAGGAAATTGTGCAGAATCATTCATATTAGGATTTTTTCTGTTATAATCTTCTTTCATTTTATCTCTTAACTGGATTAAATCATCTTTCTTTTTTGACGGCATATATTTACCAGAATTTAAAAGAATATCAATATCTTGATAAGATTTAAATGGATTGCTTTCCATTTCTTGGCCGTTATTATGTGCAAAACGACAACTGTCTCCACGTCTACATTCACCTTTTTGAAAAGCAAAACAAATTTTTTCTCGTGTGTCATTGCTATTTCTAGAATTGTAACCACCACCTCTAGAATTGTAACCATCATTACTTCTAGAATTGTAACCACCACCTCTAGAATTGTAACCGCCACCTCTAGAATTGTAACCTTCATTACTTCTAGAATTGTAACCATCATTACTTCTAGAATTGTAACCTTCATTACTTCTAGAATTGTAACCATCATTACTTCTAGAATTGTAACCTTCATTACTTCTAGAATTGTAACCTTCATTACTTCTAGAATTGTAACCGCCACCTCTAGAATTGTAACCGCCACCTCTAGAATTGTAACCATCATTACTTCTAGAATTGTAACCTTCATTACTTCTAGAATTGTAACCATGACCTATAGAATCATTACCTTCATTACTTTTTTCACTGTCAAACTTTGAACTATAATTACTGTCGTCATTTCTTTTATTTTCAAATTTAGGTTTTTCATCAGTTTCAAATCTTGAAACATCATCATTTCTTTTGTTATTGAATTTAGGACGATAGTTATGATTACTATTTTGGTTATCGCTTTCGAACCTGGTATTATTACGAGAATTCTTGTATATTGTTGGTTTATCTGAATTCATTGTTTCTTTATCAGAATCAGATTTATTTTTTTTCGATGTTACTGTTCTCCATTCCATGTTTATATGTATATGTTATTTACAGTTTATATCTTTATAATATAAAAATTTCAAATTTTTTATATATAAAATGATTTTTTTTAAAATCTTTATTATAATATAATGAGTGATATTCCATTAAAATACTATAATAATGAGTCAAATAGTGATGAAAAAAATAATTCATCAGAAAACATTCAGAAAGGGGGTGAAGATATTACTGAAGCGGATATAATGAAGCATCAACAAATGAGTATTTATAATGATAGATATTTAAATTACGCAGAGCCTTCAAAAACATCTTTGTACAGCATTCCTCGCGGGACAATAATGTATCACGGGTCATTAAATAGAGAGTCATTTAATCCTTACGATATTAGATTAGGAGATGATAAACTTGTAGCATATTTTTCTCCAAATAAAAGACTAGCTGCAGATTATATTGTTGGCTGTGCATTATATCCGACAAAGCCTGGTTTCCTACATAAATTTAGAGTTAAAAAAGATATAGAAAAAATATTAATTATTTCTACATATGAAAAGCAACAGCATTGGACGTTAAAATTTCTAGAAGATAGTTTTTGTTCAAGAAAATTTAGAATTCAATTAGACGGAATTGGATTCTTCTTTCCAAGAAGGGACGAAAAAGATTTTAGCTCAATTCAAAAAGGCGACGACTCTATTAAACGCTTGTCATTTGACTCTGAATTTGCAGTTTGTAATCCAAATGAATATCTTGAATATATATCAACACAAAGATGTACTGCTATGAGAAAGATGTCGAAAGATTACCATTTTTCAAAATAATTTAAAAGTAAAATAATTAATTTAAATTATTTTACTTTTATATGAATATATTTACTTTTAAAAGGTATGGAGATATTAATATCCAATACCTTATTAGAATATTAGTTATAATAATACATTTTATTGAATTAAAATTAAATTCTATAAATTCAACAATATTCAATAACGTCGGAATTTATTGGAGTTTAGTTGAATTTATTTTAGTTTTATTAAAAAGAAGAAAAATAGATAATATATATTTACTTAGTAACAATTTAATAGGAAATATTATTCAATCTCTAATAAGAGGGTACTCGGAAGGAGGTGTATTTACTTCAATAGGCAAATATTATTCATTTACACCTGTAACTACTATTCTGTTAGTATTTAGTTCAGCTCTATCTTATAAAATAAGTAAAAAAACAAAATTGACATCAAAAAGAGAAGTAAAAGTAACACAAATACTATTAACGATGATAACTTGTATTTATTATATTACAAAAAGTAACAAAACATATTCAATTAAATATGTAATAGTTATGAGTTTTATAGGATTTTTATGGAATTTAATAGGAGATTTTGTTAAAGCTAGAGAAGCGGAATTTATAACAAAAAATAATTTAAATTGTAGGTTATTTGCTTATCTTTACGATGGTATCTTTGAGATAGGACTTTTATATGGGGGATTAGCAGAACTACCGAATATAATAAGTTTTTTAAGAAATATAATGGTTAATATATATTACTTGTTATAGGAAAAGGTAATAGAATTAATCTCTTAACATAATATATTATGGATAAAAATAATATATTATATTGTATTAATTTAAAAAGAAATAATAATAGAAGGAATGTCATGAAAACACAATTTAAAAGTCTAGATTTAAATTATAAATTTTGTGATGCGATTGACAGTCAAGATATAAAATTTACAGAAAATATCCTAAATAAAAGTAAAGAAGTTAGATCTGGATCGTATAATATTAATAAAAATAATAAAATAAATTTTAATATTAAAAGTAAAGAATATTATCAAAAAGTTAATAACAATGGACATATTGGTTGTACGTTGAGTCATTTATTTTATATAAAAGAAGCAATGGATTTAAATGTAGATAATTTAATAATGTGCGAAGATGATATATCATTTGATTTTCTTCCAAAATGGAAAAAAAGTATTAATGAAATTATAGAAAATGCACCATGTGACTGGAATATAATTAAATTACATTGTAGTAATACTAGAATTTTAAAAAATTACATTAAAGAAGAAAAATACATTAATATTCCTAAACCATCTGTTCTATTTTGGTCAACAGGATTTTATATTATAAAAAAAAGTGGTATGGAAAGTTTAATTAATAGATTTTATGAAAAGGATACTAATACATTTAATATTCATATTGACTACCCAGTTGCTGACTATTTACTTCATCAAATAGATAATGTATATTATTATACAATTCCTTTAGTTAAAAATAATAATTCTGAATACAATTTTAAAAGTGATGTTACATCCTCTGATATTTTATATAAAGAAGAAAAGAAAGGTATAAAATATGTAACAAATTATTATTCCTAATTTTCTTCATCATATTCAGAATTCATTTCAGGTATTAATTTTTTTGAAAGGTCATTAATTGACATACTATTTAATAAATTTAAATCTCTATATTCTTTAGGAATTACACCTAATATTAGCTCTTTTGCTAGTACAAGAAAAGCAGCATTTATACAAATTTCTTCTCCATTGTTATTTAACATACATAAATTTTTCATTCTAATATCACCATTTATATCCAATTCTTTTTTTGGATTCCTAGTTCCTACACCAACTTTCCCATCAGTAGTATAAATTAAATTATCAGCACTCCAATTTTCTATAACCTTATTGCTAAAATTTTCTTTTAAAACTTTGTCTTTTAGAAAAAAAGTTCCATTTGCATCGTATCTCATTAATATATAAAATATATTTTCTAAATATAATTTAATTTATTTTGATCAACAGGAAGCTGTAGATTTATTTCATTTACTTGATTTAAATCTAAATCTTCAATGATATATCCTTCTTTATTATCTAAGTTGTTAATAATTTGTCCCCAAGGAGAAACTACTATTGAATTTCCATATGATTTAAATTTAGAATCGTCGTTTTTTGCAGTTGCACATGATAAAATAAAAGTATGACTATCAATAGCTCTAGATCTATTTAATAATTCCCAATGTAATTTACCAGTATATTCAGTAAAGTTAGCAGGATAGCATATAATCTTACAGTTATTTTTAGAATAGTAATTAGATATATTGTTGAATCTTATATCAAAACAAATACCAATACCAATTTTTCCAAAAGAAGTTTCAATTATACAAGGAGTGTCACCAGGTGACAAAATTTTAGATTCTTGAAATGATGCATTAGGAATATTATTATCAAAAAGATTAATTTTTCTATATTTATTAATTAATTTTCCATCATTCCAAATTGTACAAGTATTATAAAATTTATTGTTATTTTTTTCAGGGTATGAACCAGCTATAATAAATACTTTTTTATATTTTAAAGATAATTTTTTTAAGAAATCATAAGTATATTATTTGGTTTAATTTCTTCAGCATTTTTTTTAAAATAATCAATACCATAAATGGAATTGAAACATTCCGGAAACATTAATAAATCAAAGTATTCATCTGGTATTAAACTTTCTAATTTTTTTAAGTTACTAATTTTATCATCAATAGGTTTATTTTGAATTAAACAAATTTTCATTAATTAAATTATATAAATTTAATCTATTATTATATTTTTAAATAATATATAATGACAGATGACAATATTAATAAAAATATTTCTTATAAAATGAAATCAAAAATATATAAAAAATATAAAATGAAATATATAAAATTAAGTAGAAATCAACTTAGAATATTTGAATCTTTATTTACAGATGGCAGTCACAATAAAAAATACCAATCTTTAGATAATAAATTAAAATACTCTGAACATTCTGGCCTTTTAGATTTTGGTCATGCTAATTTACAAAGAGTTGTTGTAAATGCAATACCTAATAAAACAGATGTGTTAGATGATGAAATTTTATTACCTGAAAATTTACCTGACTATTTCGATTTTGAATATATATTTCATACACATCCAGCAACTCCATATCCAGGAGCTAGAGCAAGTGAAGGTGTATTATATGAATTTCCTAGTATACCAGATTTAGAGCAATTTATAGATCATTATAATAACGGTAAGACACAAGGTTCAATGATTTTTGCACCGGAGGGCCTTTATATTATAAAAGCTATTGATAATACTAAAAAAATTATTATAAAAAAAGAAAAAAAAGTGTTTAATTATATTTTAAATAAATTTTATGAAATACAAGATTCTGCAATTTATAAATATACTTATCACTTTACATTAAATGATTTTTATACAAAAATTGCAAGAAATACAAAGTATTTAGATATGTATAATGAAGTTATAAAAAAAATAAATTTAAAAATAAATTTTAGAAACCGCGTTAAATCTAAAACTGGGGATTGGGTAATTGATAGTTTTTATTTAAAAGTTAATCCTGTTGAGTAAAAAAATATATTTAATATTATTTTTTTTATATTATAAATATATATAATGGACCAAAAAAATATAATACTTTATGTTTTACTAGCAGTGTTAGTTTATGTAATTCTTTTAAAACCAATAATGAATAAGGAATTATTTGGACAAGATGAAACATTAAATTCCGGTTTTAAAATGGATACAAATATGTGCAGTCCAGATTGCTGCGGTAATCAATGGCCAGTTAGTTTTGATATGAAAAAAGATGACAGGATAAAAGGAAATAACAATATTTCAACAAATATGACTTGTACTGGATCAAGAGGTAGAGGATGTGTATGTTCTGACAAAAAACAATTTGATTTTTTAAAAAATAGGGGAAATAACAGTTAATTAAGTTTAAAAATAAATATAATTTATATTATATATAATAATATGAATTTTATTGTAGAGACTAAAAATGAATATACTATTCAGTTAGTAAACATTTTATCGCCTTTAATTTATGAAGGATTTGATTCTATTTATTCAGAAACAAAAAAAATAATAAAAAGAGGTGAGGAGAACAAAATGTTAAAAACTTTTCAGCAATTTATAAAAAAAATTCCATTATGGAATAATAATTTAATTAATATTGAGACAAGAAGAATAGTTAGTCAAAGTAGATGTGAATGGTTACATGATTTGTTAAAGGCTGTTATAAAGGCAAACATTATTTTATTATCTAATAGCAATCCTAGTGCTAATGGATCTTATATAGTTAATTCTGATTATTTAGATATTCCTTTAGAACAGTTTGTACATAAATGCTATATTGAATGTGCAAGGCAAATTTATACATGCCCTTACTTATTTTTTCATAATGTTAAACCAATTGATAGAAAAAGAAATCAAAGAGAATGTCTAACTATTATAAATAGTTCAATAAAAGAAGCAATTAGAAAAATGTTACCAGTACAACACATTTTAAAATTATATTTAGGAAATGATCTTAAGACAGATAATAACGAAATTGATATGCCTATTTCATTAAATGAAAGTGAAAATTTAAAAAATCTTGTTTCAAAAGATTTAAAAGATTTTATTAATCCTGAAGTCGTGCAAAATTTTAAATCAGAAAATGACATTATAAAAGAAGATTCATCATCGTCTCCTTTAAATAGTCAAATTAATAAAGGGGACGAAACAGCAAATTTATTAGATGAAATAAAAAAGAAATATAATGAAGGTTTTTTGTTAGAGAAATTAACTCAAAAGTCAAATAATGAAAGTAAAATAGAGAAAAATAGTTATATAAAAGATACATCAGAAAGTGAGAATATAATTAATTCAATTAATAAAGTATCTATTGACAGCATAAATAAAACAAATATATCAGATAATGAATTAAGAAGATCAGGTTTAGATTATGATGATTCAATATCTAAAGATAGGGTAAAAAGTATAAATACTTCTGAAAGTAAAAATACTATAAAGACATTTACTAATATAGAAGATGATGTTATTGATACTAACAAGTCGGAATTTTACAAGGCAGCACACGATAGTGAATATGAAGGAGTATTTAGTAATATAAATGACAAATATAAAGACAATATTGATTCTGAAAAAAGAGAGAAAAAAAAAAGAAAGGATGAATATTTTTCTAAATATAATAATATTTAGTTGTGTTTCAAATAATAAAAAATATATATTAATTATATAATATGGAATCAGTAAATATTGGAAATCCTATTGTTTTTGGGCTAATTGCGGGAGTAGTTACCTATTTAATATTATATTTAGATATTAACTTTGAAAATAAAAAATTAAAAATTGGCAAAGATGAAGGTAAATGTATATGTCCAAAATTAAACTTATCAATAAAAGTACCTTTAATTATTGGAGCAATTGTTTGGGCTGCTGCAAATTACTTTGAAACTGTTCCTACATCAGAAGAGTCATTTATTAATGATTCAATATCTTCATTTGAGCAGGAACTATTTACGGACCAACCAAATTTTTAAAATAAAAAATATATATAATGGGAGATTATAAAGATATAAATTTTGGAGGGGAAGTTCTTCAGTTAAATAGATTTGATTTAAATAGTTTAATTTATGATGGTAATAATGATTATATAAATCCACGTATTGCTATAATTGCTAAATCGGGATCAGGTAAAAGTTGGGTAATTCGTGAAATTATGCATTATATGCAGGATATTCCATGTGGAGTTGTAATTGCACCAACTGACAAAATGACAGGATTTTACAATGACTTTTTACCTCCTTCATATATACATCATGAATATAAAGATGATATAATACCAAAATTACTGCAAAGACAAAAAAGAATTTTGGAAAAAAATAAAATAAGAAAGCGAAAAGGTAAAAAAGAAGTAGATCCGCGGGCATTTCTTATTATGGATGATTGTATGAGTACTAAACATCTTTGGTTAAAAGATCCTTGTATGTTGTCTATTTTCAATGAGGGGAGACATTATCAGTTAACATTTATTTTAGCTATGCAGTATTCATTAGGTATTCAACCAGAATTAAGATCAAATTTTGACTATATCTTTTTGCTAGGTGAAGATTTTGTAAATAATAGAAAGAAATTATATGAACATTATGCTGGTATGTTTCCCACAAGGTCTTTATTTGACCAGGTATTTATGCAAGTAACAGATGATTACGGAACAATGGTTATAAATAATCGTTTAAGAACAAATAAAATAAGAAAAAAAGTTTTTTGGTATAAGGCAAAAAAAAGAGATAATTTTGCAGTAGGATGTAAAGGATTTATTACTTTTCATGAAAGTCATTTTGATAAAAACCATGATAAAAGATTGCCTTACATAGATTTTAGTACATTTGGTATGGCTAGAAATAAAGCAAAAGTTTTTGTTAGGAAATTAGAAGATTAATATTTTTAATTTTATTTTATATAAAATTAAAAATTAATTTTGTCTAATATTATTACTATTTAAATTAGACCTTATATTATTATTACTTGTAAAAGAACTAATCCATGGAGATGGATTCTCAAACATAGTCCCAAAAATGCTTTTCACTGGAACTGGGTCATCTTGTTCGTCATTAAATGACCTAGGTATATATCTATATTCAATTACATTTTTTGGACATTTATAATACATTTTAGTAACATCTATTATAATAAAAATTAATGCAATTGTGAATATAAATAAAATTAATGTTCTTATATTTATAACTTTTCTAAATCCAGTTAAATTATAACCTAATAAATCTTGTAAAGTCATTATATATACTAACTAAATATTTTAAATATTTGCACCATTACTTTCTTTTTCTAACATTTGTTTGTATAACATTTCTGCTTTTTCAAGTTCATCATTTACACTATTTAACTCGTTTTTATCATTTTCTAATTCATTTTGTAACGATGATAATTCTTTACTATCATTTTCTATGTCTTCCATATTGATTAAGTTTTCTTTAACTTCTTTTACATTTTGATTAACCATTGCATTTTTTCTTTCTTCATGAAGCATTTTTGCTTTTTCTTGATTCTTTTTATAAGCTTTCATTAATTTATTTAATTCATTCTCTGCATATTCAGAATCAGTTGCTTTTTCGGGATCATCACACCATGGTAACCATTTACCTACTGGCGCAACATATACATTATGTAATCCATCTATCGTTTGTAATTGTTCACATCTTTTTTTTGCTTCTTCTTCAGAAGAATAACATCCTCTAACTTTAACAGATCTAACGTCGCAATTTTTATCCATTTTAACTAATTCTGGTGTTAAAAAAGAAAGACAAACCCAGTTTTGTCCTGGAATATCGGGATCAGTAGTCAAGTAATCTATTTTTTTGCTCATTATATAACTTACTATAATATTTATCTTTAAATAAATTAAATTTCAATTTTATAGTAAGTTTTTAAATAAAAAAATTATTTTTTTACATTTTCAACAAAGACATATGAATCATCTAAATAATCTTGTTTTTTACATTTTTCTTTAATAGGAATTTTAAAAAATTTATCATTTATCTTTAAGTTTTTAGGTAAGTTACTAAATAACTCATTATTATGACATCTAAATAAGAAAAAAGGTGGATAACAATTAAGCTTATTTCTTTCATATAATATACTTGTTAACATTGTTATAAGATTAAATAAATTAATTAATTAATTTAATCTTATTTATTCTTATTTATTCTGATAAAAAAGGTGCAGATGGATATATTTCTTCTGTATTATTTTCTTTATTTGATAGACATCCTTTATAAATGTTACATTCAAAGTAATTAATATATTCATATATTTCATCGTCATCTATTATATCTAATATTTTACCGTTATCAAAAGAACCTTCATACAATTTATTGTTATTGTTATCATATAAAAATCCTTGACCATGACATTTTCCATTAATAAAATGTCCAATATAGAACTTTTCGCCATTTTCATGGTATAACCTACCTATACCATGAAAAACAGAATTATTAAAATTACCTTTATATATTTTATTATTATTAACATTAGATAATCGTCCAAAACCAGTAATTTTATTTAATAAAAAGTCACCTTTATAAGTTTCGCCATTATTGTATGTTAAAATCCCATTACCATTTCTGTAGTTATTTTCCATATTTCCTTGATATATATCACCATTTAAAAATCTATATTTTCCATTTCCATTCATTAAGTTACATTTCCATTGCCCTTCATAAAGATCGCCATTTGAAAATATCATTTTTCCGTATCCATGTCTTAAATCTTTATAGAAATAACCTAAATACTCATCATTATTTTCATAAAAACAATGACCTTTTCCCTCTTTAACATATCCAATATCATACCTTCCTTTTCCATTATAAGATTCACCTAAAAGATCTTTATATGAAATATTAGAATATGAAATTCCCATTATTTAATATATAAAGAAATTAATATATCTTATATACTTTTTATATAAATAAAACGTAAATTTATTTTATTTTTATAAAATAAATTTGTATAATTAATTTAATTGGAGTAAGCAAGACCACCCATACCACTCATTATTCTTAAGACATTGTATGATGTAGCAAAGATGTGTACATCACCTGCAGTGCCCAAGTTTAAGTTTAATTGAGCATTGTCAATTCTTGAGAAATTGCAAGTTCCAGATGGTTGATGTTCTTCTGGGTTAAGTGCAAATGAGTAAACATTAATACCATTGTTTGCAGGTGTACGTTCGTGATGAGCACGTACTTGAACATTTTGGAAGTAACTTCCAGGTTGTTTTGCAAAGCGATCATGTCCATTAAGTTGTAATTGTGCATCAGTAACAGTATTGTTACCAGATGCTAATGTATTGTTATCTGTTAAGTTTATAAATTTTGTAGATAAAGTATCACCTGACTTTCTTACTGCCCAAACTAATTCTTTGCATGGGTGATTGAAGTTAAGTCTGAATTTATTTCCAGTTCCAGATACACCAGATTCAACTCCAGTGTATTGCAATTGTTCAATTAAGTATTCGTGAGAAGCTTGAGCAAATCTTTTTCTTTCTTCAGAATCAAGGTAGATATAATCTACAAGTAAAGTTGCATTAGAAATAGAAGCTGTTGATTCACCTCCAGCAACACATGTATTTGCAGCAGTATCAAATTCGAATTCAACTCTGACATCGTGATATTGTAAAGCAATTAAAGGAAGAGCTAAACCATCGTTTCTGCAACAGAAGAATTGAAGAGGAACAAATAATTCTGATGAATTAGTTAAATTACTAGTTCCATCTGATTGATTTCCAACCATAGAATGATGTGATTTATCTTGTGATCCGTGACCAGATAATTGATGCCAGATATGCATCCATATACCATAATGTTTGTCAATCTTTGTACCACCAATTTGTAATTCAACTGATTTGACCATAGCATAACCAGCATCTCTTACCCATTCAACATGAGGATGTACAGCAATTACCATAGCATTGTCTGTACCTGCTGTACTAAGTGCAGATGCTCCACCAGCTACTTGGATAACAGTATCACTAGCTTTGGAAATTATTTGGTAATAACCATCATTTGCTGAAGTAGTTGAACTACTGAGTTGTACAACAGCACCTACTTTAAATGCTGCATTTGAGAAATCTCCACCAGCACCAGATGCAGTTAAAGTACCGTTAGCTGCAATTGTCATAGTAGCAGCAGCAGCTCTTGTTGTGGTTGCTGTTGCTCCAACATATACACCAGTTGTTGCAGTTGTATCACCAGCCATCATAACTGATTGTGTTGTTGTGATAGAATTAGCTAAAGTTGCTTTTAAATACATTTTAGTGATTAAATCACCATTTCTTGTGATTTGAACACTGGCTTTCTTTCCGAAATCAGGAGATCCGTTGAAAGTTTGTTCAATTGCTTCAACAGCAAAATTTGTGTGTCTTCTGTAGACAACTTTGAAGAAAGTTATTTGTGGATTACCAGTTAGGTAAACGTCTTGTGCGCCATAAGCTACGAGTTGCATTAAACCACCGCCCATATTTTATATATAATTATAGTATATAAAAAAAAATTATCAGAATTTCATAAACTATATATTTTTATTAAAATCTAATTGATAATAAAAATATTTTTTTGTATTTAATTGGAGTAAGCAAGACCACCCATACCACTCATTATTCTTAAGACATTGTATGAAGTTGCAAAAATATGCATTTTTCCGTTTGTACTGTAGTCAGCAACAAATTCTATGTTTAATTGAGCATTATCAATTCTTGAGAAATTGCATGTTCCAGAAGGTTGATGTTCTTCTGGGTTAAGTGCAAATGAATAAGCATTTACACCTTCAGATGGTGTATTACTATGATGAGATCTTGTTTGTACGTAATTAAAGTACTTACCTGGTTGAGTAGAGAAACGATCATGTCCATTAAGTTGTAATTGTGCAGTTTTTACTGGGTTTGCTCCGGCTGCTCTTGTTGATGCGTTACCGAAATTAGTTGATTTTGTTATAGAGGTATCAGCTGTACATCCAGTTGCTGCCCATACTAATTCTTTGCAAGGATGATTGAAGTTAAGTCTGTATTTACCGCTTGTACCAGTAATACTTTCAGATCCAGTGTATTGTAATTGTTCGATTAAGTATTCGTGAGAAGCTTGTGCAAATCTTTTTCTTTCTTCGGAATCAAGGTAGATGTAGTCAACTAATAAAGTTGCATCATCTAAAGAATGGCCGTTAGCAGTACCAATGTGTACATCAGCTAATGCTGCGAATTCAAATTCAACTCTAACATCGTGATATTGAAGAGCAATTAAAGGAAGAGCTAAACCATCGTTTCTGCAGCAGAAAAAGTGAAGAGGAACGAATAATGTTTGGTCATCTGAAGTGTTACTTGTTCCACCAATCATAGCGTTAGTTGAGTTGTCATGATCAGTATTTCTAGAAAGTTCATGCCATAAATTCATCCAGAGACCATAGTGTTTATCTATTTTAGTACCACCGATTTGTAACTCAACTGATTTGATCATTGAGTAACCAAGGTTATCAACCCAAGCATTTGCAGATGTAATAGTTGTTGCAGTACATGTTGCTTTTAAGTACATTTTAGTGATTAAATCACCGTTTCTTGTGATTTGGCAAGAAACTCTTTTGCCAAAACCGACAGAACCATTGAAAGTTTGTTCAATTGCTTCAACGGCAAAATTTGTGTGTCTTCTGTAGACAACTTTGAAGAAAGTTATTTGTGGATTACCAGTAAGGTAAACGTCTTGTGCGCCATAAGCTACGAGTTGCATTAAACCACCGCCCATATTTTATATATAATTATAGTATATAAAAAAAATTTATCAGAATTTCATAAACTATATATTTTTTAATTTAAAAAGTTTTAAAAAATATATTGTATTTAATTTAATTGGAGTAAGCAAGACCACCCATACCACTCATTATTCTTAAGACATTGTATGAAGTTGCAAAGATGTGTACTTTACCTGTTGTTGTTGAACCAGTGAAAGTTAAGTTTAATTGAGCATTGTCAATTCTTGAAAAATTACAAGTTCCAGAAGGTTGATGTTCTTCTGGGTTAAGAGCAAATGAATAAACATTGATTCCCTTGGAAGGAGTTACACTGTGATGAGCTCTTGGTTGAACAAAGTTAAAGTAATTTCCTGGTTGTTTAGCAAAACGATCGTGACCATTAAGTTGTAATTGAGCATCTTTAACTGGGTTTACACCACTACCGGCTGCGGTTGCAGTGAAATTTACTCTTCTTGAGATACCAGTATTTGTTGCAGCGTAATCGGATACGGCCCATACTAATTCTTTGCAAGGATGATTGAAGTTAAGTCTGTATTTACCACTAGTCCCAGATACAGTTTCTTCACCAGTGTATTGTAATTGTTCGATTAAGTATTCGTGAGAAGCTTGTGCGAATCTTTTTCTTTCTTCGGAATCAAGATAGATGTAGTCAACTAATAAAGTTGCATCATTTAAAGTTCCGGTTGTTGCACCTGATACATTAGCTAAAGTATCAAATTCAAATTCAACTCTGACATCGTGATATTGAAGAGCAATTAAAGGAAGAGCTAAACCATCATTTCTGCAGCAGAAGAAATGTAAAGGAACGAATAAGGTTTGATCAGTACTGGTGTTACCAGTTCCTCCAACCATAGCATTAGTTGAATTATCATGACCAGTATCTCTGGAAAGTTCATGCCAGATATTCATCCATACACCATAATGTTTGTCAATTTTAGTTCCACCGATTTGTAACTCAACAGATTTGATCATTGAGTAACCAAGGTTATCAACCCAAGTACCTGCAGCACTATCTTTTACAGTTGCTTTTAAGTACATTTTAGTGATTAAATCACCATTTCTTGTGATTTGGCAAGAAACTCTTTTACCGAAACCAACGGATCCGTTGAAGGTTTGTTCGATTGCTTCAACAGCAAAATTTGTGTGTCTTCTGTAGACAACTTTGAAGAAA